GACTTACCGAAGACGAAGTGATAACGCTGCTCGACAACGACGGGGCAGAACCACTTTCGAACGACTCGTACGAGAAAGACATCCCCGGTGTTGGGAAGGTCACATGCTACGACCTGACGATGCGCGAGTGGAAGACCACGCGCACGCCTGCGGTCGATGGGATCGCGCCGGAAGAGTGGATGATTGCTCGACGCACGATCACGCTGGACGATGACTCCCCGTTCACCGCGCAACGCAAGAAAATGAGCGTTTCCGAACTCGTTTCGCAGGGGCTCGACTTCGATGAACTCGCCAACCTCCCAAGTGATGACTCTCCTGAATACAGTCAGGGAAGAACTGAACGACTTTCCGAAGACGAGACTTACCCGGTAAACACTGCGGAACGCTCTGACGTTGCATCGCGAGAACTATGGGTAACGGACTGCTATATCAAACTTGATGAAGATGGTGATGGCTATGCAGAACTACGACGCATCCTCGTGTCCGGTGAGCAGTCTATCCATATCCTCATTGACGAAGAGATAAATCAGAATCCTTTCTGCTCAATCACGCCAATACCGATGCCGCATAAGTTCTTCGGGATGTCACTCGCTGACTTGGTGTCTGACCTTCAGCAGATCCGATCGGCAATTCTTCGGCAGATCATGGATCACATCTACCTTTCGACGAATCCCCGGTTGGCGGTTCTTGAAGGACAGGTGGAGTTGGATGATCTGCTCACAGTTCGCCCAGGTGGTCTGGTACGCCAGCGCACCCTCGGCGCAATCGAGCCGATCATACTGCCTCCGCTCCCGCGCGAGGCTTTCGAAGCGTTGACGTATTTGGAGGAGGTGCGAGCTAACCGAACGGGCATAATGGCCCACGGTCGGGAACTCGATGCGTCTGCCATAAACTCCACAGCTACGGGTCTCGCGCAACTTATGGCAGAGAAGCAGCAGAAGATCGAGCTGATCGCGCGAATCTTTGCGAACACAGGCATCAAAGATCTATTCCGGAAACTGCTACGAGAGACCGTTGAGAACGCGACGAAGGAAGAGCAGATGGAGATCAACGGGGAGTGGGTCACGTTCGACCCTCGCGAGTGGGATGCCGACATGCACCTTAATGTCGAGGTCGGTCTGGGGGCCGGACAGGCGATCGAACGTCTCAGCAACCTCTCGCAGATAGAAGAGACGCAGGGAACCCACGTCGGCGCACTTGGCTTTGGAGTCACCGTAACGCCGAAACACGCGTACAACCTTGCGATCCGGAAGGCAGAAGCCGCCGGTTTCAGGAACCCCGAGCTTTTCTTCCAAGACCCGGATACGGTGGAACCGCCGCCCCCGGAGCCCAGCGAAGAGCAGATCAAGATGCAGTTCGAAACGCTGAAGCTCGAGCAGGAAATGGACATGAGATCTAACTCGATGGAGTTGGAAGCGCGACGTGATTCAGAGATAGTTAGGCACAGGGCAGAAGAACTGGCGAGCAAAGAACGTGTCGAGATGGCACGAATCGAGATGGAAGAACGGGTGAGGCTCGGTCAGCAAGAAGCTACGATCGAGGCTGCCCAAATCAACGCTTCCGGTCGAAACGAAAAAGGAGAAAGTGATGAGCAAGCAACTGGCGAGTAAGGTCATGGAAATTCTGGACGGTCGAAGCGGCGACAAGCAGTATCGGCTTAATGCCATCCGAGAGTTGTGCGCGGGTGAGATTTCCAAGAAGGACGTCAAAAAACCCGGTGTTGTCAAGCGGGTCAAGGAGGCTGTCTCCGGAAACGCTGATAGCAACGCCGACTGATGGCAGACGACAAAACAGAGCGGGATCTCCTGCGGGCGCGCGAAGCTCAAGCGCTCATGGAGACACCTATGCTCGCGAATGCCTTTCGGACTTTGCGCGAGGCCCTCGTGAACAAGATGATCAACTCTCCCATTGATGATCCGTCAGTACGCGAGGTATGCCGATACCAACTGGAGGCTTTGGATAATCTCGCCCTTGAGTTGAAACATGTCATGGAGACTGGCACGCTTATACTCAGGAAAGAACAGCAACGGTCTGAGATGGATGGCTTTTTCGATCAGGAGACCGATTTACCGCACTAGATACCTAATCGGCTTAGGGGAGGCGTTTGATGTCGTCACAGATCACTGAGGTTAATCCAGAGGTGCAAGCGGGCTTTGAGCGGTTTTTAGACCAATCAGAAGTCCCTGTGGCTACAGAAAATTCAAGTGATTCAGAATCACAGGATAGTGCTCCCGCGGAAGTCGAGCCGAACCGGGAAGAAGCTCGCCTAGAAGATCAGGAGTCAGGGCCGGAGCCAGTATCAGCCCAGGCTGAAGACGAGCTCGCCCCAGAAGGGGATGAAAGCGCCGAGGGCGCGGACGAGCAAGCCGCGGCGGCCCCCGAGAGTGGCGACAACGATGTGATAGATACGGTGGCTGATCTGGCTGCCTCATTCGAGATCGAAGAAAACGAGTTTCTCGAACACCTCCAAATCGCGGGCAGGGATGGTGAGGAATCGGTCTCTCTTTCGACGATGGTCGATCACTACCGCAATGCCCCTGCTGAAACCGAGGCTGCTCGTACCGAGATAGAAACGGAGCGCACCAATCTACGCGCATCGTCTGATCAATTCCTGACGCGTCTACAGGACGTCACCGCGCGAATCGTCGCTCGCGTCGATCAGCAGCGCGAACCCGATGGTGGCTGGGAGAAATTGCGGGCATCAAACCCCGCTGAGTACATTCGGCTGCGCGAGCTGGAGCAGAGTGATCGCGCTCAGGCTTCGGAAGCGATCGGACTTATGCGCGAGGAGACGGATCGACGCAGCAAAGAGGACGACGCGAAATACGATGTCTACGTGCGCGAGGAAGCAAACAAGACTTTCCGCTTGCGGCCAGAATGGAAGACCCCTGCGGTCGCCAAGGCTGCGCACGACGACATCAATTCCTATTTGACTAACCACGGGTTTGAACAAGAGCAGATTGATCAACTCGTCGATGCCAATTCAATCATTTGCGTCTGGAAGGCTGCCCAGTACGACAAGCAACAGGCTGCAAAGCCTGGGGTACGAAAGCGTCTGAGCAAGCTACCGAGGAAACACCTCCGGACTACCGCTCGTGACGAAACTGTGCGGAACGTCGCACGCGATAAGCAACGTAAAGATGTCTCCGACAAGTTCCGGCAATCGGGCAAGATCGAAGATGCACTGGCGTTGTTTGGGGAGCATGTGTAATGGCTGGGGCAACCTACGCGAATACAGAAAACACGGTGGACGACGGAACTCCGGATAGTCAACGTGAAGACTTGATCGATCTCATCTACAACCTGAGCCCGACCGAAACGCCTTTTATGATGATGGCGGGCCGCGGCTCTTGTTCGGCGGTCAAGCATGAGTGGCAGATGGATCGCCTAGATGTGGCGGCGGACAACGCGCAGATCGAAGGTCTGAAGATCGATAACGCTGACATCGAAGAGTATGATGCCACCGTTCGCGTTGCGAACTACACGCAGATCTGGCAGAAGAGCATCTCGATCACCGGAACGATGGAAGTTGTAAACAAGGCCGGGAGAAATTCCGAGCTCTCGTATCAACTTGCGAAGAGGGCAAAAGAACTAAAGCGCGATATGGAACATACGTTTGTGGGACAGGGGACGGTCGGCAACATGGCGAGCGTTGCTGGTGCCACTCGTCGTTCCGCAGCGGTACAGGCTCAGTTCCATGCCAACTGGACAACCACGGGCGTTGCGCTTGAGGGTGTCAATATCAGTCGCGGACCAGGTTCGGGCACTGCCGGTGCCGATGGTGGATTCGTCGAAGCGACGGATCTGTTTGTCGCACCGACCGACGCCAACGCGCTTCGCCCCCTACTTGAGAGCGATCTCAAGAGTGTGATTCAGGGTGCATGGACGAACGGAGGCGATCCGACGCTGGTGATGGTGGGTCCGTTTAACAAGACCCAAATCTCGACGTTCACTGGCAACAGCACGCGGTTTGATCGTGGCGAGGACAAGCGTCTCGTCTCGGCGATCGACGTGTACGTCAGCGATTTCGGAGAACACAAGGTGATTCCGAATCGTTTCCAGCGTGAGCGAGACGTTCTTGTCCTTACGCCGGAATTGTTCACGGTCTGTTACCTGCGACCGTTCCGGCAGCACGCACTCAGCAAGATTGGTGACTCGGAAGAGCGTACGCTAATGGCGGAAGCGACTCTGAAGATGTCGAACAACGCTGGTTCGGGCATCGTCGCGGACTGCACCACTTCGTAAGCCTCAAACTGGGGCGACTCGTCGAAGTGGCGAGTCGCCCTACCCTTACGGGGGGAGTCACATGGCTATCAATCTGACTGATTTTTACATGCACGCAGTCGAAGAATTAGACTGGGCTACTAATTCCAGCACGGACGTTCTTATAGTTCCGACTGCCTGTCGTCTGAAGTCGATACATATAGGTCTTTTTTCAGCACTAGACTCTGCCGTTACGGTCACTTCGTTTAGACGACCTGCCGGTGGTGCGTTCGTTTCTTTTCAATTTGTGATTCCAGTAATGCCTTTAGGTTATTACGAGCTCGACTGCGACACGGTACTCGGGGCGGAACTTCAAATGGAAGCGGGAGATCAATTCTTTATGCAGCGATCGAGTGCCGCTACCACTTGCAATGGGACTTTTACTGCTCAGTTCAGACAAGACAGGAGTCGATGAAATGGCAAGCTCAATGAATGATATGTTTTTCCCTGCCGGTACGTGCTCGATACAAACTAATGCCCAACAATTCGACCGGCTAGTGGTGCCAGAAGACTGCGAGCTTGTCGGGTTTTGGCTGAACCTTTCCGGCGCGGGTGATGCGATGACCACATTCGACCTAATGGTGAACAACGCCCTTTCGTCCCCCGTTGTTAAATACAGAACCCCCGCATCCTATCCGTCAATTACCGGGATCTACATAGGGGCGGACAAGCGATTGGAGCTAGCGCAAGGGACGGTAATCTCGTTGAGGAGTGACGGGAATCAAGTCGCAGCGGTAATTGGTTACGCCTCGTATGTACTGAGGCGTTAGACGTGGCGGATCGGGGCATGTTCTTTCGTGGAGTTTTGTCTGCCATCAGCATGTCTGGTGACTCCACGGCAATCAGTCTTACGGGCGGGAACCAAACGGGAGCGATCCCTACGCTAGAAAGCGGAAAACTCCCGCAGTACCTGCGCCTTTCGTTCGCGGATAATGCTGCGTTCTTTACCGGAATCGGCACGGCAACCGCTACAAGCGGCATCATGCTGGGCACTGATAATTCGGTGATCTACAAGGTTCCGGCGGGTCACACTCACTTCGCAGCAACAACGCTGGCTGGAACCCTGAATAATCAAAGCATCACCCCGCTTGCCGCGGTGACAGAACTTCCAGCAGCGCTTTCGATTGCAGGGGATGGTCTGACTGCCAGCGTGACCAGTGCCGCAACAACAGCGCTGGCGATCCCGACCACTTCGAGCGGTAAAAAAGCGAAGTACGTTATTGTCCAAGGTCATAACGCGTGCTTATTTCGGCCCGGATCGTCGGGCGATGACATTCACAGTTCACTGACCGGGGCGCGCATCAGGCAATCAGTCGATATCGTGAACGTGTCCGGATATTCCCACATGTTGTTTTGCAAGCAGGGTGCCGGGTCTGCGGTCATCTACATGTCACCTCTGGAGGGTTGAAATGTCTTTGGGAATTTCTCTTGGGACCAATGCGGTAATTACAGCGACGGGAGGCGCGGGCGTGAGCAGCGCAGCCATCGCAATCCCAAACAACAGCGCTGGGGTCAGGCCGGAAATGGTCTATCTCGCAGCCACTGGCGATTGCCAGTTCTTGCCTGCGATGGACATCGATGATCCTCCGACCGGAACGAACATCGAAACCATCGCTGGCGCTACCGCGGTTTCTGTCACGACCGGCGCTTTTCTTGACGCTGATCAGCCACTGATCATTCGTACCCGTGGATTCTCACACTTCTACTTTTTGGGAATAGCCGGAAGCGTATCGGTCTACATGTCCGCACTGGAGGGGTGATGTCTGATTCTATGGTTCGGGGCAATCTGGGGCACGGCAGGAAAGTACGAAAAAAGAGCGGCGCTTTAGCCGAAATGTCAAAATTTGAACCGGTTGACGTTCACTATTACGACGACGTGAACAAGACGCGTACGGTAGAAACCATTCACGACGTTACTGCGATTTTGGAAAACAACAAAGAACAGCGTTTGTCGGGTCACGATGGCTACTCCCCATCCAGAGAGCTCCGCAAAGTGGCATCGATTCCGCTGGGCGCGGTGAATCAGTTGTATCAAATGGGGATCGACGTGATGAAGGACGAGGATTGGCCGAAGGTGGCTGCGCTGCTCGACTCAAAGGATTACGAGGCATGGCGCACTTCCAATGGTGTGATCTCGTCGAAGGCTTACCGAACGCACTTCACTCTCGGGAAACAACAGGGTTGATATGCCATTTCGAGGATACGACGAACTAGTTGAAACGGTTGGCGACTGGTTGGCTCGTGGCGATCTAAGTCCCCAGATCAAAGACTTCATTTGGATTGCAGAGTGCGATCTCCAGCGACAGATTCGTTTTCGAATGCTTGACAAGACCTTCTCAGGGGTATCGGTGGCAGGCCAGAACTACATCGATCTGCCGAATGACTACGCGGAAGGTGGGTTTTTGAACTGGACAAGCAACCGGTCACTGCCCAGCATCGAAGTTGTTTCTTACGACATCACTGCCGGACATCAGCGGGACGCTTCGGGGGATGCCTCGGTCGGAACCATTCACGGTGACAGGCTCTTGATTGGTCGGGCACCAGGCGAGGTGGAGTACGATTTGTTCTATAAGGCTGGCGTCGAGCATCTAGGTGGTGAGATCCAGACCAATCATATTTTGCAGGAATACCCCGATTGCCTGCTTTTTGGTGCGCTGACGGTGGCTTCTCCGTATCTAGGCGCAGATGAGAGAATCGGGACTTGGGCGAATATGTACGACAACGCAAAAGAAGAGACACGCATGGCCGAATGGCGCGGTCGTAGCGGACACGGTGTTTTACGAATGCGTTCTGATGTGTCACATCTAAGGTGAGGTTCTTGTGGGACAACCGTTACGAGTGCCGTTCGGCGATTACAAACCTGATCTCGCGAGGTTGGCGAACGACGGACTAGCTATAGCTAAAAACACCGTACCCATCACGGGCGGGTATGATGGAGTCAACTCGCTTGCGGACGTCTCCAACTTCACGGCGCTCTCGTCCCGCGCTCGAGGCGCGGCTTCTGGCATCGATCCCGCTGGCAACCCATTCAATTTCGTCGGCACCGACACCAAGCTCTATCGACTGCAAGAGGCTACCGATGACGTAACTCGGATTCTCGGTGGCGCGTACAACACAGGTGGTCAGGGGTACTGGGAGTTCGGTTTTTTTTCGAAGACGATTATTGCAGTGAATGGATCTGATCGTCCTCAGTATTTCACCCTTGACGATTCGACTGAGTTCAAGCCGCTCGGGAACCCCGGTCTAACAAATACAACCGCCCCCACAGCGAAGCACATTGGCGTGATCGGTACGTTTGTCGTTCTCGGAAACACCGCAAATGACCCATCGGAGGTGCATTGGTCCGCTGTGAATGATCCGTTCAACTGGCCCACTCCCGGAACTGAGGTTGCGGTTACGGTGCAGAGCGACAGACAGGCATTGTTCGGTCCCGGTGGCTCGGTGCAGCGAGTGGTCAGCGGTGCTGAAGTGGGTGCTATTTTCCAAGAGA